TGTTTTGCAAAAGACTCCAAGAGCCGAGCATAGTATAAGTATAGCATAGTCTTCCCACCCACCAGTATATTGAGCACAAGCCCAAGTGATAAACACTACAAGAATTGGAAAGTAATATTTATAAGGCCATGAAGATACTTTTGAGATATATCTATTAAATACAATACAAATAACTCCGACCAAAACAGTAGCCCACATAAATCCAAATGTAAGACTACTAAAAAATTTCGAGTCGTTCGCGAGTTCAGGTGTTCCTAATTCAAAACCTAATACCATAAACAAAGCCATTAGTACTGCAGCAAAGGAAGCACCAGGGATTCCAAACAAAACTGTAGGTATCATGCTCGTTGCTTTCTGAGAATTATTAGCTCCTTCTGAACCTATAACTCCACGTATATTACCTTTACCAAATTCTTCTTTAGGGTTTGCAGCAACTGTTGAACCGTATGCCATCCAATCTCCCATTGCTCCACCGAGTCCTGGAAGAAAACCAATAAAGGCTCCTATAGCTCCACCTCTTATTGCATCCCATTTATATTTCCATGTAGCTTTAATTCCTTCTAGTGTTTGCCCTTTAGGATTATGTGGTATGGTAGTTCTATCTTGCTTTCTCCAACCATCTAATATTTCAGGGAAGGCAAATAGACCAGCAACCATTGGCATAATCTGAATACCTGCACCTAGATACTCCCAACCAAATGTCCACCTATCGGCATTCGTTACAGGGTTAGTGCCTATCATTCCTAATAATAATCCTATACCTATTGCTATTAAACTTCTTATCCACCATTTATTAGATACAAATCCAACACAAGCAAGAGCTAACATAACAAATGCCCACATCTCTGGTATTCCAAATATCATCATGAGCTTTGCATACCAAGGCAATAAGGCAAACGTAAGTGTTCCCCAAAAGAGACCATTGACTGTACTTGTTGTGATCGCTGCAGTTAAAGCGTATGTTGCTTTACCTTGTTTAGCTAATGGATGTCCGTCTACCATAGTGGCAGCGGCAGAGTTTGCACCAGGAATTCCAAGAAGAATACCTGAATACGTATCACCTGTGGTTGAGGCTGCGACAACAGCCATACAGAATATGACACCAAGATATGGGTCAGTAAAATAAGACATGAAACCAAATAGAACAACGAGGCCTGTTGTAGCGCCTGCAGCTGGTATCAATCCTATTATCAGACCATACAATGTGCCTAATAACAATGCTATAATCATAATTTATTTATTTACCAATATTTCATTTAATTCCTATATTGTATTTGGGACATAATTCCCAATTCTCTTTATCTTTGTGAGAAATAATTTTAATTTGATTTAAAGGAGCTGTTTCTCCAATTGGTTTAACATTTTCGAGTAATCCCCAATCAGACATTAGTGTAACAATTGTGTTACGTCTATGTAGGTCATTTTCTGTTAGGTTAGACGGCTTACCATCTAATAAGAATAACTCTTTAAAGTGAGTTATGAAATATCTTCCTTGCTTATGAAGGATGTGACATGACTGAAATAATTGTGAATCTCGTTTTGATGCTACACCCATTCGTGTTAGTGTTTCTCTGATTTTTAGAAAATCGTCAGGCTCTGCTAATTTAACTTCTAGCATCATCTCCGGTGACCAATTTACTAAACTATCTTTGTTGTCCGCCATGCTGTATTCTTCCTCTTATTGTTTTAAGATTTTCATTGCTTAAAAGCGGAAGTACATCACGAGCTTTTTCATTGCTATAACCGTAATATTTTTTTATAGCATTAATATTTTCAGATTCAATAGATTTGTTCCACTTAGAAAAACGATTACGTTTTCTAATAGTATTTATAAGAAAGTCGAACTGTAAGCGGCTATCCAGATGGTGGAACTTATTCATTTCGTTAGCGTATATAACAGTATCAGGGAAGTAAGACAGACCACGATTGACCATAAAAGCATTATAGTCTTTTTCGTTCTCAAGTATATCAATCTTTGAATTCGATATTGAATTAATTAAAGCGAATGGATTCATTTTCTTGTTGTTCCTATATGTAGTTTCTTTTTCCATATCCATACAGCTAATTGTGTAGGTTCGGTTGTCATAGTTTCAATATGCATTTCAACTACATCAAAATAATTCTTAAACCATTGATGTGCACATTTATCTGCACTGTCTATTGTCCATGGCACATATTCTATATCTTTTTCTTTATTCCTTTCTTCTCTATCTAGGTGAACTCTTACTGCACATAATCCACCTGGCTTTAACCATTGTTGAAAATAATCAAAATAATATAAATTCTCATCCATTGTTCCGAAGTTACATGACCCTAATGCAAAAATAACATCGGCGAATTCTCTATTGAATATATTATGGGCTTGATGGAAACTTGCTTGAAAATCTGCTTCAGGATATGGTGATATATCAAATCCAATAAGATTATCAAACATACCTTTGAATGGATTAATACCACAACCAGCATCGATAACTAATGGATTGACATTAAGTTTAACAATCTCATCAACAATTCTTTCGCCTAATACAATACCAGAGAGTGGATGTCTTTCGAATTTTTGTTTAGTATATGGTTTTCTAGTAAAAAAATCTAAGACTTTATCATCATTAGTCATTTAGATTAGTTTTTACATATTTAACATTGCGTAATAAGAATGACCTCCATCCATTGTCATCAACTGACCATACATTCATATAAGCATTTAACTCATCAAATTCTTCGTCTGGTGGATTACCAATTTTTTTATTATAAGTACCAGGAATCTTCTCATCCATGAGTGTACATTTCATTACACGGTCTTCACCATTCTTTTTAGTAAAGTGTACTTCAATAACTTCATTATGTAAAAACTCTTTTAAGTTTTCCTGAAATTTATCTAAGGGCCATTTATCAGCACCAATATATTCAATCATCTTTCATTTGCCTCTTTATAGTATTATTCATGGCGGTCAATATTTTACCAGCTTTGTCTAATTGCCAAACAACATTAACCATTGCTAAAGCTACTACAATAGACATGTAATTTGCTACTTCTTCTAACATAAGTCTCCTATTTAAATATTAATAACAAGATTACTATTATTGGAATAGTTATTGCTATTAATATTATTATATTATTTATCATTTAAATTTAATCTGTGACATTATTTCTGTCATACATGCCACTACGTTTAATTCATGGTCTGCTACAAAACTATCTTTATAAGAATAGTCTGCAAGTATGAGAACCAGTTGAGGTATACTCTGGGGTTGCACATACTGTATCATATTATCATAAACCACTCTAAACAACTTTGATGATTCTACGTCAATGTTATCTGTTACCCATCTACGCATCTTCTTAAAGTTCTTAGCTTTGAGGTCTTCCATCAATTTGTTTATACTTGTCTCAGATAGAGTTACAAGAATACCCGTATCGATATGACCACTTATACCATACCTTTGACACTCATTAATGACACGTCTCCAGTCTGGCATATATTTCATAATCAGTTCTGCAATAACCTGATTGTCATATATAATATGTTCACTATCAAGAATGAATTGAAGCCGCTTCATAAAATCACCAGCTAACGATTCAGACTCAATCGGATAATTGAATTCGTATATAGAACATCTTGAATGAAGAGGATCAATAATACGATTCTTAAAATTACAAGTTAATATAAATCTACAATTAGTAGAAAACTCTTCAATGAATCCACGAAGAGCTGGTTGTGTAGATTGTGGATTTAAGTAATCTGCCTCATCGAGAATAACTACCTTCTGTCCACCTTGCAATGATATAGTACTTGCGAATTGTTTAATTCTACCACGAAGAGTATCAATGTTACCATCTTCCGACCCATTAACTATTATATAATCTAAACCTAATTCATTACATAATGCCCTGGCGACTGTAGTCTTACCAACTCCAGCTGAACCAGTGAACATCATATTGGGGAGTTCTCCCGTGTCAACAATACTTTGGAAAGTATTTTTGAGTGACTTAGGGAGAACACATTCCTCAATGGTTTTCGGTCTATACTTTTCTACAAATAGAAATTCTTCTTTCAAATTGACCTCATAATGTAATATATAAATGGCGGGAGTCGAACCCGCCCATAAGATATGCACCTTATGCTACCAAGATATGGGAGTCGAACCCATGCTAGGATATTCACCCTAGTACCGCTTGTGATATATGATACTATTATAACATGCTTTTGTTAAAAGTACATACTTACTCCGCAGTAGTTTCGTCTTTGACTTCTTCGTCTTTGACTTCAGCCGGAGCCGCTACTGGAGTAGATGCTGTAACAAATTCTTGAATTCGATTACGTACTGCACCAACATCAGCTAATTCATCACCATTAATTGCACCACGTTTGGAGCATACATCAATGATACGAATTACGGCATTTAAATCACCTAAATTAATAGAATGAATCTGAGGCTCCATTGGAGCTTCAACTGTTTCAGTTTTCTTTGCCATACTTTATTCCTTAAATGTTGTAGTTTTATCAAGAGCAACCCAATATTGTGTGTTGCCAGCCATTACAGAAGCGATAAGCTTCTTGTCAATACCAAACTCATACGAGTCAGCATTAACGAATTTAAAATTATTCATATCAAGAACTAAATCAAACTCTGCAGAAGTATTTATACTACAATTTGAGATGTTCATTGTAAATTGATTTGCCGTTGGATTTTGTTTATCTACGATAGTACATTCAATAAAATGTGAACCAGTTGTACTTTTACGTACACTTAAATGATTTGTTTTAAGTGTGGCCGAAGCTTTACGTAACTGGTTTAACTGGTCTAACGTAAGAGTAAATTGAATATCAGCACATGGCAAATCAATATCTTTCGTAGGAACAGTTAGAATGTCGATATCAGAGAAAAAGTATTTAAATTTTGTAATACCATCTGTGATAGTAACAAACTTCTCACTTTCGTCAAATGATAATGTAGGGTCTTCAAACATATTAAGACATGCTAGGAATTCACCTAAGTCATAAATACCAAATGCATAAGGCCAAACATGCGGGGTTTCCGGTTCGACATTGGCTTTTGCCATAAGTGTTTTAGATGTAGACATTGAACGAATAAATCCACCTTCCTCCCCGAGAGCAATATTACTATTGATTGTTTGAAAGTTATTTAATACATCTTTAATTTCTTGACTCAGCTTCATTTGAAGACTCCTTTATATCATGTTCATTCATTGCTAATAAAGCATAATGAATAATTTTCATTAAGTCAACTCTATTAGCTCCATTTTTCTTACCATATCTTGATGCGTATTTCATTACGTTACCAAGACAAAAATCCAAACCTCTTCCAGAAGCTGAGATTAAGTCCATACTTTGAATTCCATTTGCAGACGTGTAATGACCTGAGTAGGTCTTCTGTACATAGTCTGAAACATCCTTCAGATTACTTTGTTCATTAAATTTCATAAGTATATTATATCACATTAATCCTCAATGTACATACTTAGGTGTAATATTTTTATAAGATACTACATGATTTGGTTCATCTTCCGGATATCCACAACAAATATATGGACCTATCCAAATTTGATTAGGAAAATGATGAGAATATGATGTTGGTCCATCATAGTCAAATACTAATTTTCCATTTAATATTACTCTAACATATCCATTTTCAAATGGAGTTTGAAGAGTTTCAATAACAAAGTTATTCCAAACTCCTGGTTCTAAATCATAATCTTGATAATAAGAATGATCTTCATTATGTTCATTTGCCCATTTAATTCCAATCCATTCACTGTCTATATTAAGTGTTGGAACAGTTTCTGTACGCATACCAAATGGTTTAAGTTCCCAAAGTCTTAAACTAGTACCATGCATATTTTCTTTTTTAACAGAAAATGTATGTGTCACCGGACGATTATTCTTTTCACCGTATTTGGATTGAAGTTGATTACGTAGAGAAGGGTATGGCTTTGTAGCTGAGGTATTGCAATCACCATCTGCATCACCGATACAAATATTAGATAACAAAGTAAATGTAACTTGGTCTCCGTCTACAACAATATTCTCAATACCACTAGTAGACTTAGCCCACCATGAACCATTCCACCAATAATTTGCTTTTTCTGCATGAACAGATAGAGCAGCACAAATAGTAAATAATGCGATTAATTTCTTCATGCACATACCGCATCAGATATTCTGCCTACTAATTGCTTAGTACCTTTTTTAGCTTTAGAAAACTTACGGAATTCACGCTTAATATCTTGTATTGTCTCTGTCTTTGTAGGAGTAAATTCCTCATCAACAGCTTTAGTATTACATTTAATTATGAAATAGTTATCATATCCTTTTGCTTTTTTCCACTCAAGGAAATTCTCTTTTCTCCACTTCTTTATAATATTTTTAAAGTCTGAGTCATAAAAATCATCACCAATTCCATGATAACCTTGACCAAAGCTTGACGCATCAGTAGCTAAATGGAAACCCATAATAGTAGCACCAGTTAATTCTTTAAGACGACCTAACGATGCTTCATAAATCTCTCTAGAACCTTCGCCCTCAATCATTTTACCTTTAAAATTAATCATCTTATTACGATGAGAAGTTTTAACATCAGCATGTTTGTCTTCATTTATATAAATTCCATCAGGACATCCATCAGTTAAAAACATAATGTTTGTATTTTGTATTCCATGCCTTTTAGTAAAATCATTTGTAAGACTTTCAGCAAGGAAACATGTTTGAATTAAAGGAGTAGAACCCATTTGGTCAATTGAATGCAATTGAGCAGCAGACAAATAATAAGTATGTCTACGATTATATGAATGAGCTTTACTTATAGCAAACATTGTACATGCAGCATTATCAAAAGTTGCGTTATTCATACCTGAATTAAACATCTCAACAACTTTTGAACCTTTTATATCTACTTCAGAAGCAATCACTTCAACGTCACGTAAAGCACTTCTGTTATATGAACTAGAAGTAAATGAATATGCCTCAAAAGGAATATTAACTTTACGACAAAACATTGCAATAGTTATTGCTTGATTAGTTACATCTTCTATGATGTCACACATTGAACCTGAAAGGTCTAAGAACATCATTATACCATGTGATTTAGCTTGTGCTAAATGAGTGGTTGTTAAAAAGATATCCTCTGAGTATTTGTAAGAATGTAATTTGTTAGGATCAAGTTTTCCTGACTTAGCAGTTCTTGATTTTGAATATTCATAAGCAGCTTTTTTACGCTCAAAGTCTTTAGCAAGTAAAGTAGCATTAGCATTAAAGTGTGGCTTTTGTTTTGCCCAATCTTCATCAACATTATGACTAACATAAGGTAAGTATTGAGATTCTTCACGAGACTCAATTATAAATTTATCACGCATAGCTTCAGCTTCTTTATAAGTGAATAACATTGCTTTAAGATTAACATCTGAAACACCAGAAGAATATGCTGATTGTTTGTTTTCATCATAACGGTCTTCATGCATTTCAAGTAAATCTTCTTCACGTTCTCTGTGAGTATCTTCAGTCCAAGTCTCATGACCTTCAGGAGCTTCTTCTTTCTTTTTAGATTTGCCATCTTCAGATTCACCACCAGAATTACCTTCACCGCTGTCTTCATCTTCAGACTCATTGTCACCAGACTCAGAAGATTCACCAGAAGATTCTTCAGGCTCACCATTATCACCAGTCGATGGCATCATAGGTTCGTCTTCTTCTTCTTTCTCTTCTTTATTCTCTTCTATGAAATCATAGAATTTTTTACAAATTTTTACAACGTCATCCCAAGTTTCAACTGCCATAGCTTCATTAACTAATGGAGTTTCTTCAGGAGTAAATTTAACTGGAACATAACCGCGTCCTTTTGAAGATACGTTAAGTCTGTCCATAAGACCGGCTTTATTAATGTCTCTCTCGTTAGTACCGAAAAGGTCATCATCAAATAATCTTTTATATCCCGCTTTAAAACGACGAACGATACCAGGATATGTCTCTTGGATTTTGCGTTCGATACGAATATCTTCAACGATATTCAAATAAGCTCTTGGAATTTTACCAATTTTCTTATCCGCATCATGCCATCCATCAGCAGGAGTAAATAATGCATGACCAACTTCGTGTCCAACGAGTAAGTCATAAACATCTTTACCTTTGTCTGCCCATAATGGAAGACGTAAAATACGATTAACTGGCTCGAATGAAGCAGTTGAGTAGTTGCCATGTTGAACTGTTAAATTCTCCTTGGCAAGTAACTTAGCTAAATATTCTTGAGCACTTAAATTCATTATGCGTTCCACTCGTCTTCATCATCAGATAAAATCTTATCGACTTCCTCTGAAAAATCATCAGGATTCAAATTGCTTTCAGGCTCACCATTAATAGTAGCATCAACCTTTTCATAAAGGTCTGTGAAAGCCGCTTTAGTATCTTCATCAAAACGATTTACACATAAAGCAATCGCTTTATCACGTTTGTTGAATATTGAATAAGTTTGAACGATGTGGCACAAACGACGAGTTGAAATAACTTCGTCAATACCTTCATCATAAAAAGTCTTACGAATAGCATCTGCCCAGCCAACTAAAAGCTTAGCAAATTCTTCGTCAATCTTTTCGAATTTTTTCATATGTTTCATGACAATTTTTTCCTCTGTCTTAATAGTAGGAAATGTTTGTTCAAGAGTAATTGTAAAACGCTCTAAAAAAGCATCGTCAATAATCATAGCACCAGAATAACGTCCATCATCTGAACCTTTACCCTTTGTGTTAGCAGTGGCAATCACGTTAAAACCTGATTTAGGTTCAATAACTTCACCTGTTTTTTTAATTAAAACTGGTTTGCCCTCAAGCACACCCTGCATACACATAATTTTATTAGATCCACGGTCAATTTCGTCAATCATTAAGATTGCGCCAGCTTCCATAGCTTTAATTACCGGACCTTTTTGAAAAACTGTTTCACCTTTAATAAGACGAAAACCACCAATTAAGTCATCTTCATCTGTCTCAGGAGATATCTGAACACGAACATATTCACGATTTAATTTTGCACATGCCTGTTCAATCTGAAAAGTTTTACCATTACCAGATAATCCAGAAACGAAAGTCGGATAGAACATACCGGACTTAATAACTTTTACAATTTCAGTAAAGTTTCCCCATGGAACAAATGTCTCATCATAAGCAGGTACAAAAACTTCATCATTTGTAACTGACTCAACACCTTTAACCATAGCCGCTGCCGTTTTTGGTGGCAATGCAGATTTTGGCATCATAGATGTTAAATTATATACACCACGTCTGACCGTAGGGCAGTTGTTTGTATATCTAATATTTACGTAGGCAGACCTTGGGTTTTCCCCAACATCCTCAGCAGCTTTTTTAATTTCAGCCGCACTGAATTCTACCTTTTTAGGGTGGTCATTCATTAATTTTTCAATTGTTGCATTCATAATATAGGTCCTTTTTTTATTTTATATGATCATTATAACATGATTCTCCGCTCTTGTGTGGAAAGTTATAGGTCCAGACGCGGCGAGTTAGTGTACCAGAGAATGTATACTCTGGTCTAGGTTTAACGAGTGCGGTACCCCGCAAACGAGGGTCTAAATTGGTGGACAGAAGTGGAGTCGAACCACTACAGCCAGAGGCGACAGGTTTACAATCTGCGGGGCTCCCCAAGTGCCCAGTCCGTCCGTTATTCATTGCTTCTCTCATTTATAGGATCATTATATCATAGTTTGCGGTGCGCCGTAGAACTATTTTGAAAAAAGATAAGATTATTCTACAGAACTATATCTTTGTAGAATATTTTTCTATGATACTTCGGAAAAATTATTACGTCGCTTAAACACCAGTTTGTCTTTCAATTTATTTTCAAGTAAGTCTGGCTTATGTGATATAATAAATGTATTTGTACCATCCTCAAGTGTCAATAATATCTTAAGCAAATTATCCACACCATCCTCATCAAGAGATGAATCAAATGTCTCATCTAAAAGTAATAGATTTGTGTTTGTAGAGTTCTTCATTTTGGCTATTTGACGCCATGTAAATAATAGACTCAAGTCAATTCTCATTTTCTCACCTTCAGAGAAATTATCGTATACAAATTTATCACGATGTCTTGACTTAATTGTCTCTTGAAAGTTCTCATCTAATTGGAAAGCCACAAAAAATTCTAGTACCTGGAGATATTTATTAATCAAAGTGTTCATTGCTGGTAAGTATTCTTTAATTATTTTCGTTCGAATACCTGTATCCTTGAGCATTTCAGCGGCTATTTTGTTATATAATATCTCATCCTCAGCTTCTACTAGGTTGTCTTGTATATCAATTAGGTCATAGGTCATATCCACAAGCTCTTTAGCTGGCTTATCAATATTAACTTCTTTGACTTTCTTATTCACTAAACGTGTCATAGTATTTGTTTCAGTAGATATCTTAGAACTAATATCAGCCATTTTAGACATCTGTGCCTGTACATCATCTAATGTTTCAATAGTAGAATCCATCTTTACTGTATTGTGGGTAATTTCTTGTTGTATTTTCTTTGCTTGGTCTTTGACTTTAATAAGCATTGCAGTCTTTAATTGTTCATTAATCTCTTGTGTACACATAGGGCAATCATCATTATTCTCAAAGAACTTAGCTGTACTAACAAGCTCTTTCATAACATGAGTACATCTACCCTTAGCATTAGTTAAACCTTCTCTGACTTTCTTTAAGGAATTGAGATTGCCAAGTAAACCAGGAGGATATTCATCTAACTGTTTTTTTAAAGAATCGATTTCAGTTTGAGCAAGTGCAATATCAGCGGTAAATGATTTATTAGCTTCTTCATTAATTGCTTCTAATTGATTTATATGTTTCTTTTGATATTCTATTTTATCTTTCTGATTATCTAATGCAATTCTATTTGTATTTGCTAAATCTTTACTTATGGTATTACGTATCTTTAATACTTGCTTCATCTTCGAGAACACACTAATATCTAATAGGTCCTCAATGACGTCACGTCTATCCCATGCTTTTAATTGCATGAACGGTATAAACGAACTCGAACCGAGAACGACAATCTGATGAAATGATTTATGATTGAGCTTAAGAATATTTTGCTCTAAGAATTTTTGATAGTCTCTAACATTTGTTTGTTGGTCTATCATCTTGCCATTCTGCCATACCTCAAATATGTTTGGCTTAATACCTCTTATAATTTTCCAACTATGACCAGCTGTATCAAATTCTATAGTAACTTTACATCCTTTACCATTAACTGAATTAACTAATCCACCTTTATTTACATTTCTATGTGCCTTACCAAATAGGGCAAAAGATAATGCGTCAAGGATTGTAGACTTACCAGACCCATTCGTACCTACGATAAGAGTTGACCTCTCCTTATCGAGTTGTATTTTTATGGGGTTGTTGCCTGTTGAGAGAAAGTTCTTGTAAGTAAGTTCTTTGAATAATATCATGGGTATATTATATCATATAAAGCTTAATTGTACATACTTAAGCTTCTGAGTCTGAAAGATTATCTACCGTTTCGAGTTCTAGTTTTGGTGTTTTTTCAAGCATTATATCTAAACCGATAGTTTTTGTTTGCTCTAAAAATACATCACAATCATTATATAATGCTGCAGCAAAATGTCCAGTTTGAAAGATTAGTGATTCAGCCATTTCTTCTTTACTTATTTTATGTTTAGTGATGGCAGCACTCATAAAGTAATTACCAGGGCCTGATAGTGTTCCACAATTTGAGTACCACCATTCAATACCACCAAGCACCATCAATACTAATTCTCTATCTTCGAAATAAACTCTATATTTTTCTTTATCAAGTTTTTCTTCTTTAACTATATCAGTACTTGGATCACCAACACCGCCTTCAATTAAATGCATAGCTGGTTCTGGACTAAAGTCTGTCCATGTTTCTTCTAAACTTCCAATATCAGCATATATTATAAATGGCAACATGAATAAACATATCATCATTACTGTAACCCAAGACTGATATATAAACCATAAAACCCATTTGGGTTTAGACATTATTCTGTAGTTGTCGTCTCGCTTTGAACCCATCCTTCGCATCCAGTCTCCGTATTACTTGTACATTCTATAATTTCTTTATCAGGAGCAAAACCTGCTAAACCTTTCATAGTATTCATTTGCTCTTCAAACATTGCACAGCCTGATAGTACCACAAATAGAATTACTCCTAAAAAGACTAACATTGCCCATCTTGTTTTTGAAACTTTTTCCATTTTCATCATTATTGTATCTCCATATCTATGGCATCATTATATAGACTGTTCATCAGCGTCTTGAGCTTATCTTTATCAAGATCTGTATTCACACCATCTATATAACTTGCCATTAAGTCGGTTGTATTTTCTACATCTTCTATGTTGGTAAGAACATTCTCACCTAAGAACTCAGAGAAATTTTCAGCTATCTTTAAATCGTGTGTATCTAGCTCTGATATTCGTTCAATAAACTTGTCAAACATGAAGGGATTCGACTTATTCCCTACAATTACTTTAACAAATTTGCCTGTACATATATTTAT